CTACAATCTACTACGGTCCGCCACTTGACGTACAAGGAGATGAAAGCTTTAAAAACTACAAAATTTATAGAGAGTAAACCAGTTACTAAAGTTAAGGGTGATGTGCCCTTTTAAGTCGGGAGCGAGGATAGTACAATGCGGTGACACACAGTCGTGGCTCAAGTCGGAGACGGTTCGGGGCCTCTACTCCCTAGATTCTTTATCCCCGTTAAATCGTCATTGTGTGCGGGAGGAGCGGTTCTATCGTAGTTACCTCATGGCTACGAGCTCTTCCCCTTTTTAGTTGCGAATTAATTCATTTTGCTCTATCTTTTTGGGTTGAATAAATATTTTCATATATTCACTCCCAAGCGGGGCTGCCTGATTAGCTAACGGCTACATCTACGGTGGCCCCACGAAAAGGAAAGGACGTAAAATGGCTATTGAACGAGACATTAATAAGAAAAAGAAGGATCCTAATCCTGAACCAGCACAAAAATTTCCACCTATGAAGCCTTTTGGTAAAAAAGGACTTAAAAGCCCAACATATGGCAGAAGAAATCCACACAAGGATCACGGTGATAAAAAGCCAAGTCTAAAAACAAAAGCGTCCATAATTAAAGAAAAAGCTAAAAAAGGTCAGGGATTAAAACGTGGTGGCGTTGCTAAAGCACTAGGTGCTTTTCCATTTATAGGTAGATCTGTACGTCAGAAAGGAACAATAAGCACTATAGGGGCATTAAAGCCAATTCCTTTTATTGGTAAACCCTTAAAAAAAGCCATGGGTGGTGAAGCGTCTACTAGTATTAGTAGAGCAGAGTTAATGATGAAAAATAGAGAAAAAAGAAGAAAAGAAACTCAAGAAATGCTTAAAAGATTATATGGTAAAAATAAAATAGTACCTAAGAAGAAGCCGTTGAAGAAAAAAGATGGTGGTGACATACAAGAGAGAATTCAAAAATTTAAGATGAAAATGAATCCTCGTGATTTTGACTTAGAAACAGGAGCTCGTCTCACTGAAAAAGATAAAACGGACAGAATGAGAAGAAGCAGGGATAAAATTAAAAGTAAACCTAAACGAAAGATGTTTTAATGACAGGAGGTAGATAATGGCAATAAGTAGAGGCATTACAAGAAAAAAATCGTTAGCACAATATTCACCAACTAGCGAAATGTTTAGACAATTTTACAATCCTGATTTACCAAGAAGCGAGATCAAAAAAAATGAAAGAGCTTTTAATTTGGCAAAGAAGATGAAACCAAATGGAAGAATTAATGTTGATGATGTTCATAATGCAAAAGCATACCTTACAAATTTTGGTCCTAAAAGAAGTAAAGGTCCAGTAGGTAGAGTATTGAGGAAGAAGAAAAAATAATGGCAATTAGATTAAGAAAACCAAAAAGAAGACCAGGTCCCGTGGGTGGTCCTAAACCGAGACAAAAAACTAAAATAGGTAAAACTATTAAGCCTAAACTAGGATTACCTCTAGTTGGAATGCCTGGAGCAATTAATAAAATGATAAAATCATTGGGACTTACAGCAGCTCAACAGTTAAAATTAAAAAAACAAATGAAACAAGTAGGTGGAATGCCGAGCTCTGATGCATTGAAAGCGACTGCTTCAATGATAAAAAGTCAAAAAACACAGTCCAAAGGACCTGCTGGTAAGGTAATAAAGAAAAAGAAAAGATGAACCACGAAGAAATACTAAAGCAGAGGGACTTACTTGACACGATCCTCGCCTCACGGACCAACCAGTTTGAGAGAATAGAAAATATGAAAATTATGGATTCAATTTATTTTAAGAAGCAATTACCCGAGAATGTGGTGCTTTTTCCGTTACAAAGGATAAAACGCTATGTACATAGAACTACCCAAAAGCCCAGTAAGAAAAATATTTAAGTGCAATAATTGCAAAAACTATCATATTAAATTTTACGATCCAAACTTATCTAAGACATATACCCCTGTTGAATGGGAGAAAATATTGACTGAAGGCAGAGATGCATTACAAAAAGCATTACGTCTAGTAAGAGAAGATCCTAAGTTTTTTGGTTAAACGCTACTTTCTATAGATGTTTTCTACCAAGTAGTTATACATTTTATTTTATTAGAGTACCAAGTAACAAGGTAACAAGGTAATAAGTAGCAGAATACTTACCTTTTTACGTTACCTAGAGTAATATTTATAGGTAATGCAAAGTAACAAAATACTAAGATAACGCGATTTTTCTAGGTTTTTGGTAATAAATATATTATTTTGGAAAAAACATCTATTGAAATGACTGAATTACAAGAAGTAAAACTACCAGACGCATTGTCAGACTTATTGTTTGACAAATCCATTACACCTAAACAGAGAAAATTTATCCTTTTGTTTGTCCATTCTGAAGGACTAAAAACAGCAACACAATGTGCAGTTGAAGCTGGATACGCAGCTGGGTCTGCTAAAACCAGAGCCTCTGAATTACAGAATCCCGACAGATATCCCCTTGTTGCAAAAGCCATTGATGCTGAACGCAGAGCTTCTGTTGAAAGGTACAAATGCAGTCAGGAAAGATCATTATCTACATTAGCTAGAATCAGAGACCAAGCGTCTGCTGCTGGTAATTATAATGCTGCTGTAGCTGCAGAGACCAGGCGTGGTCAGATAGCAGGTTTGTACGTTGACAAGAAAGAGATACTAACTGGGACTATTGATTCAATGTCAAGAGAAGAGGTAGAAAAGAAACTACAGGATCTTAAAGAACAATACAGTATTGAAACGACATTTGAAGAAGTAAAAGAATTAGAAAATAAGTCTTGACTATAAGATTAGTTGGGATTATATAATGCAAAAAGGAGAAAGTTATGCATATAGATAAATACGTGGTTAATAACATTGGAACAAAGTGGACTAATGGTAAAAGTAAAAAGAATTGTCTGTTGGCTAGTCTTGATGGAACTGATGGTATTGACCTTAGAAAACTAGTGCCATTACTAGAGCAGTGGCATGAAACTGTTAATGGTGAATGGGCTACAAGAGATATTGAGTTAATAATTAATGTTAAGGATAATAGCAATCATGTCTAAAAATTATGACTACACTTATATCTTTGATGGTGTGTATCCACTAACTGAGTACACGCCATTACCTATGACAGAGCAAATGTTTTGGAGTCGTGTCGGTTGGTTAGAACAAGCCATGCTCAGAGCAGATAATTTTGAGTTCCGTTTGCTTTGGTTTAACAAGTTGCAAGAGTTGATGAGGCTACAACCATGATGTGGGTTTTATTGGTATTAGGTTTGTACTTTGTATTTTTTAATATGAAGTTCTCACTATTTACAGTGTTAGTGGTTTACTTTGTTTGGTATCAAGCAATTAATTGATCCCATAGCTCAGATGGTAGAGCAAATCACTTTTAATGATTGGGTCGTAGGTTCGAATCCTACTGGGATCGCCAAATGAATAAAAAAGAAAGGATAGTTATGACAAACAAACAGTTAGAAAAGAAAGCAAATAGTTTGATTGATTTATTTTTAAGTTTTTGTGATGACGCAGAACTAGACAAATATCTCATTGACGGCAATAATCTTACGGAATCAGGCAAAGATTTGTTAGCCAGAATAAAAGATAATTTAAAGACAATATGAAATGAAACAAGAGTCTAAACTATGGCAGATGGTAAGGAAGAATATCACTTCCATCCATTGGACAAGACTAGAGTCATGGTCAATGCCAGGTGTTCCTGACCTGTACGGCATCCAGGACGGTATTAGTGTTTTTGTAGAACTTAAAGTAACCAAGAGTAACAAGATAGCTTTATCGCCCTTCCAACATAACTGGCTTTACAGCCATTATTTGCAAGGTGGAAGATCTTTCATTATGCTTCAGACCCTCGGTGAGAGGGCACTCTACATTTTTTCGTCTGCCTGTCTCCATTCTCCATTGTCCATTGCCTCAGAACCCCAATATAAAATACAATTACCAGCGCCCCCTGTAGCCTGGGCAGCTGTTGCTGACCATCTTCTCCACTCTCCATTGCCGAAGATCCTTAAGCAGAGGTCAAATACAAAGAACCTGTAGCTCCCTGGCAGACGCAGCAGCTCACCAGTTCTCCATCTCCATTGTCAAGCGTTACTTACCGTTACCAAAGGTAGAAAGAATGGGGTGCAGCGACACCTGCTGATACACAGGTAGGTTTGTGGAAAAATAATCTTCATTTTGCTCTTGACTATCTAATAAGATGGGACTATATAAGTAACAGGAAGTGCGTGTGACTGAGTTCCCGAATATATTGAATAGGGAGCGTCTCCGAAAGGTGATGCCTCAAACGCGTTGAAAGAAAGGTTTGTCCGCCACTTCCTAAAAGTTACGGGGCTGGTCCTAGGACAAAAGTTTAATAACGCCAGCCCCACATTAGAAAGGAAAATTATGACTGAGGCATTAAAGAAAGATTATGAGAAGACCTGTGAAGAGCGCATCAATACACAATGGATGCACAGGCGAAAAGATTTAGAAGACCCTGAGTTTGAAGGACTCGGATTCGACTACGTAGAACCGCATACATTCACGGACCAGCTGGAGGGATACTGGCGTTGGCAGTTCTCCTGGGGCGGGCCCAGCGATGAGCTGCGGGCATTCGTTA